CGGAACCACCGGCGGCTTTTTTCTCAACACGGATACCCTCACCCAATTGCTCAGGCATATCTTTTTTGGAAGGCTTTGGGTTGCGTGGAGCCACTTCGGGGTCCATGGGTGGTTGACCCATTTCGGCTGTATAAATTTTGTCTTTAGCCATGTTGCACCTCAATACATCTTGCCACGGGTCTTGCCCTTGGTCGCGATACCGTCTGCACGGCGAGAAGCGGTAGAACCGCCCTTGGAAAACTTCATAGCCCCCATGCCGGAATAACCGGACTCAGACTTTGTGCTCTTCAAAGGTAAAGGCTTACGGTCTTCACGTTCACGCTTGGTAGTGCCATACATGCCAACACCAGACTTAGCACGCTCTGCCTCATACCCACGAGCACGGTCTTGCAAAGACTGATACTGTGGCTTAGCCTTTTCAGGTTCGGCGGCTTTTGCTGCGGGAGCAGCTTTTTTGTCGCTTGCCAAATCGGTGGTGAACTTCTTACCTTCAAATTGGAAAGTCTTATCACCAGCTTTACGAGCAGAAGCAAACGCCTCTTTGAAGCTGGGCTTCTTAGCTTTTGTGGGCTGATAAGCCTCGCGCATACCGGCGGTGCTTTCGTTCTCAGGCGTGCCTGCAAACGACTTTACATCCTCGTCGGTCATTCCGCCATCATCGTAGCGTTTTGTCTTTCGTGTTGCCATGACGGCCTCCTATCAGCAGGCTTTGCCGCCGTATGCCATCTTCTTGGTCATGCCGCCTTTTTTCATGCCCAAGGGCTTGCTACCGGTCATCTTGACCTGAGTGCCTTTGGTTTTACCTTTGGCGGCGATGCCGTCTTTGCTGGGGGCGGCAGTGCGGACAGCGCCCATTTTGGCTTTAGTGATACCGTTACCTGAAGATTTAGTAGCCATGATTTGGCCTCCTTTTTTGAAAAGTGCCATATCACCATGATCGGTTTTTGGCTGGTTTACTACTTGACGATCGGCGCGGGTCTTTGTGCCCCCGCTACCAAACTTCATGCCCTTGCTCTTCTCGCTAAATTCTTTGGCGACCTTGGTGGGTACACCAGCCTTTTTAGCAAAGCTAGGGTTGTGCGCAGCAGCGTCCATGAAACGCTTTTGTTTTTCACTCACTGCTGGCATCTTTGTTTCCTTTACGCCCAAACAAGTTTTGCACTGTGTCAGTTTCCCAAATACGAATACCGGTCCACACAATGGTGAACAGTGCGGCGATTGAAGGCAGCATATCCGTTAATGTTCCCAACACCGTCAAGAACGAAAGTCCATCAACGAGGTGTTTTACTTGATCTTGTGCGTGTTCTGTCATATCAGCAGTTCCAAGCCCGTAGGCTCTTGTTGATACGGCTATTTGGGTCTTTGGCCGTTTTGGCTGAAGTAAGTTTCTTCTTCATCCCTGTCATTCTGGCGCAGAAAGAGTCGCGACGGCTTCCGCCCTCGGGTTGAGGTGGCTTCAGGTTCATGCCCTGCTTTTTGGCAGAGGCGCGGCCTTTGGCGTTCAGCCCACCCTTGGGGTTCTTGCCTTCTTTGCGTGTCCATGCGGGCGACTTAGCCATAAAACACCGTGACAGAAGACACGTCAGTTGTATCCAAATACACGTCGGTGTAGAAACGCACGCCTTCGCCGGGAAGCAAAGCGTTGAACATTTCCGCGACCGCTGGGGTATTCAGAGTAATGCGAGTAGTACCTGACGAACCACCATCTTTCAGCACGATAGAACCGGCTGTGGAGGTGGTTGTCAACATAATACCTTTGATACGTGCAGGTCCCGCAACCAACGTACCGTCAGTTGTACGGGTCGCACTTAGTACGTCGGTTTGCATGGTCATGACGACCTCCTATTAGGACGCTTGTGTGAATGTGATGCCAGCGGCAACAGCGCAGAAGCCCTTGGCAAACCAAGAGGTGCCGTCGCTAATCACAGTAACCATATCACCTGCAACAGCTTGACCGTCAACAAAAGAGATGGTGTCATCAGCAGTGCCAGAATCACCAGCGTCGCCAGCGGCGTTAACAGCTTGACCTTTGATGATGTTTGCGCTAGAAGCGGTCACGACGGTGTAGCTCGCGCCAGAAGGAGCAGCGCCCACAATGAAGGTATAAGCCAAACCAGCAGCAGGTGCGGGCAAAGTGGTAGCGAATTCAGTAGCTGAACTCAAGAAGAAAGTGGTGCCAGATTGGGCAGCGGTCAGAGTAGAAGCAGCGGACAAAGTGGTGACTGTTTCAGCGCCTGTGACGGAGCCAACCAAGTTACCAATGAAGCCGTTTGTGGACGTTACTGGTCCAGAGAAGGTAGTAGATGCCATGTCTTTTCCTTACATGCAAGTTAGGCGTATCTGTCTGCATGTCGTCAGCCGGGACTGTCAGATACACCGGGGACCCCGGAATGTGTCGAATATACAGCAAAAGAAAAGGGGGCACAAGGCCCCCTTCTTCATCAGGTCGAACCTGAAGAACCCCACATACCGAGGGGATCAGACCAGCCGAAGCTGTAACGCTCGCGGGCCTTGTAACGCACGTTGCCGGTGTCGAAGTCGCCGTCCATGCTGTTTTGCAGCGGTGTACGAACGAAGTGCTTCAAACCGTTAGGCACGTCAGTGGTCAAGAACCAAGCGCTAGTGTCTGTCAAGAAGTGGTTGACAGTGTAGCCCTCAGGGATCGCACCCATTTGCTTGATCGCGTTGATGTCGTTGTCAGCGGTAGCAACACGCAATTCGGTGTCGAGCAAACGCTTAGCAGTGAACATCAATGCTGGGGGCACGATCAATTTCTTGGGTTTAGCGGCGATCAACAGACCACGTTCATCAGTCCAAGCAGCGATCTGAATCACGGCGGCTTCCAAAGAAGTCTCGTTCAGGTCAACTTGGGTAGAGATGGGGTGTTGCTGTTGGTGCCACCAGAGATCAAGGGGTGGCTTGCGTTGAACAAAGACACGCCGTCGCCACCGGGGTAGCTGGAGCTGAAGCCGTTGTTCAAGACTGCGGCAGCCTTGACTTGCTTGGTGTATGCCATAGCACGGGCCAAAGACTTGGTGTAGCGAGCAGACAAGCTGTCGTACAAGTTGTCTTCGATCGCTTCTTCAGTGATCGAGAAACCCAAGGCGATGGTTTCGTGTGTATAGCGGGTAGACCATGCTTCCTGTGCGTTGTCGTACGCGATGGCAGAACCTTCGTTCTTCACCGGTGCGGCAGAGAAGCCAGAGAGCTTGGTTTCTTCTTCAAACGAACGCTCAGAAGTCTCAGTTTCGTAGATTTCTTTGTGTTCTTCGCCGTAACGAGCATACTCAAGACCGAACAAAGCGTTCAGACCGGGGAGCAACTCTTTCAGCAGTTGTGCGCGTGAAATAGCCATGTTTTACTCCTTATCAAACGCCAGTTGGGTTGAGGTACTGATGACCGCCAGTCAGACCGCTAACGTTTGCAGCGTTCCACTTGACGATGAATTCACAGAAGTTGCCAGAAGAGTTGGCAGTATCAGGAACCACATCAATAATACGAATTGGCAATGTGTCGGTAGTTGTACCACCAGCAGCGCTGTAAATAGCAACTTTAGAGTCGCCGGTCACAGTAGAGCCAGTGTTCTGCACCAAAGCAGCGTTAGAACCGATCATTGTGCGACCCAAGTAAGCGGGGGTCAAACCATTACCATCGGCAGTAGTGCCAGCAACCAAAACAACTTTGAACAGTTGGTCAGGATCATCAGCAACGAAAGCCAAGATGTTGGTACCGCTTTTAACTGCCAAGCTCGCAGGGTAGTACTGTGAGAAGGTCAGTTGGCCAGTGGTGGCGCTTGTGTACTGACAGCCCATGAACACGCCCACGGGGGTCGCGGTCGAAGTGCCAGTATCTTTTTCAATAGTGCCGCCGGACACGAGCTTCACCAAGTCACCGTAAAAAATGCTGGTGCCGTAGCCGGTACCAGTAGTGTTAGCGATGACGAGTTGGCGAGTAGCGCCAGCAAACACCTGACCACCGATCAGATTGATCGGCTTTAGCCCGTATGGGGCGTCAACGGTAGGATATGCCATTTAAGACTCCAAAATTTATGAACCAGAACCGAAAGTAACCTTCGTCTTCTTTTCTGAGAAAAGGGGCATACGAGGGTCATTTTCACGAAGAAAATTGTTGTCCACGGATTCCATCTGGGCTCGGTTTTGGTCTTCGTAGTATTTCATACGTTGAGCCAAGAACTCCTCAGGAATACGGCAGAGCAACAGTCCACCCACTTCAATGCCGCCTTTAAAGCGACCTTCAGTGGTTGCGTGCATCATGAGCTCAGGGTAGTCCTCTGCTTTGCAGGGTTCGTAACCTTCGCGTAACTTGCTAGAAATGTTGCTGGGGTCAGCAGTGCCCATCGTGCTAAGACGAATGTAGCGATGCTTCCAACCGGGACGTTCATCTGGCATGGGCAGCGTTTCTGGAGGACGCCAAGCCTGAGGACGCATAGGCGTCTTCTGACGGGTTTCCAATTCGCGACTCAGACGATTTTGGGTTTGTGCTTCAGCCATTTCATTCACCTCTAGTAAGTAGTGCAACCTGTTTAGCGTATTGTTCTGGGGTAATCCCAAGTTTGCGAGCCAACGCAACTTGTGATGCCTTCAACTTCACGCGGTTAGGCGGGGTACTGCGGGATGCCGGGGCAACCACTGCAGCGGGTTTTGTTGCACGGCGTGGAGGTTCATCATCCTCGTCTGCCGGTTTCGATGTTCTTTGTGGAGGCTCATCGTCATCCTCATCGCTCTGGTTTTCAAAAAACTCAGGAAAACGTTTCCGCATGGTACGGTCAACTGTGCGGAAATAATCTTCCGTACCAATGTAGTCCGAACCATACTCTTTTTGTAGCTTCTTGTCAATGCCCATAGCAGCCATTGTCATTTCATCATCAACACCAAACCAATCAGCGTTGGTTTTTAACCACTTCTGAGTGCGGGGGCTGACTTTGGGCTGCTGTGGCTGTTGGGGCATAGCTGATTCAAAGTCTTTGTCTTCGACCTCGATCGGCTTCATGCCTTCGGCTTTGTCAAGTTTCAAAGTCGCCTTGGCGATCTTCTCTTGTGCCGCTACCAAGTCATCAGCATTGCCTGCGTCGTAGGCGTCCTTGTAGGCTTTCTTCGCTGCCTCAAGTTCAACCTCTGCGGCGGACTTTGATGTCTCGATATATTGTTTACTACCTGTGGCCAGTTGCTGCTGCAAGCGTTTGTTTTCTTCAAACACTGTGCGTGCAAACTCCTCGGCTGCAAGACGTTCACGTTCAGCCTGCTCCTTGGCCCGACGTTCATCGTGGTAGCCACGTGTGAACTTCTTGATACGTGCTTGAACTTTCTCGTCGTATGAGGCAAGTTCATCATCGGTGGGGTCCTCTGGAGGAGGCGCGGGTTTACGGCCACGATCTTCGGGTGGCGTGTCATCTTCAATCTCAAGCTGAAAGTCATCGTCCTTCTTAGCTTCAGCTTTGGCTTTCGCCTTGGCTTCTTTCTCGTCAGGGAACTCGAAGTCTTCGCCTTCAAACTTTGGTAACGGCATGTTTTACTCCTTACGCTGCACGTGTGATACCACGGGGGTCTTCCACAACCGCTTCGATCGAATCGTCGTTAATGATTCGGAACTCACGGCCATGAATCTTCAGGCGGGTGCCTGAATTGGGGCGGACGATGACGAAGTCACCTTCCTTGCACGACGGACCGCTTGGAAAGCGCTTCTCGTCTTTGTATGCGTCTGGGCCAACCTTCACCACAAACAACACCGGTGTGAGCATCTCCTCGCGCCAGATGTCGCCAGCAGATTTCACAATACCAATGTCACTGTCCGCGTACTCTTCCATTGCTTCAGGCACAACGGTCAAGATGTGATAGGTCTTGGGGTCAGGCAACTGTTTTGCTTTCTGTTCATTGTTGGTATTCAAGATGCCAGAAAGGTCCACAGCGGAAACGTCAAACTCACTCATCATTTTTCTCCATTTTTTGCACGAGGTCGTTGATAACACTGTCTGCAAGGCTTAGTCCTCGGATCACCCCACAGATTTTTTTGTATTCGTCGTACGTGTCCGCACGACTAGCAGCGATGAACGCTATCTGTTCATCGCGTAGTTTCTCAAGTTCTTTTTGAACTATTGCCAAAAGTTTGTAATCGTTCAATCACGGTCCTTTTTCTGGTTGCTAGGCTGTTTACCCTGCGCAGCCCGTTGCGCTTTTTGCATGGCCATCTGAGCGCGGTGTTTGGCAGCGTCGATGCCCATACGGGTTCCTTCAATCTCGGTCTGACGATCGAGCTTGTCTTTGGCAGCGGCTGCGGTAGCCGCGACTTGCATTGCCGCGATTTCTTTCTGCGCGGCGATACGTTCTTCTTCGACACGGATACGGTCGGCTTTCTCTGCCGCTTCGATCTGCATCTTGGTTTGTTTGAGCTGCAGCTCCTGCATTTTGATCTGCAACTCTTGCTGCTGCATCTGCACCACAGGGTCCTGCATTTGTTGTTGCGCTGCTTTTTGCGCGGCTTCCTGCTGGTTCTGCTGCAACAACTGTTGTGACGCCATGGCTGCGCGTTGCGCGATCATGTCTGCCATCTCTGGTGGCACTGCTGCATGTTCTTCGTTCTCGTCGTCCATCGGTGGCAGAGGCACGCCCATGGCTTTCTCAACCTGCAGACGGTACTCGAACGCAACGTGCTCGTTGATGTGTGCCATCGCGGCAGCCATGATGGCTTGCGCTTGTGGGTTCATCTGCATGAGCTGCTGAATCTTGGGGTCTTGGATTGCGGCCATGTGCACAGCGATGTGCGCTTGGTGGTTCTGCTCAACGAACGCTTTAACCGGCTGAGACGTCAAGAGCTTCTGGTTCTCCTGCACAGGGTCAACCGGCTTCATGTCCTCTTCGATCGGTATCAACTTGTTGGCGTTCTTGATGCCCAACACCTCGATCATCTGACGGTGCAACAAGGGCAAGTCATACAACTGTGGCGCTGTTTGGGCCAACTGCAGAGCAGCTTGGTACTGCACGATCTTCTGCGCCATGGTTGACGCGTTGGGGT